GGGCGTCGAGTACCATCGTTGAAACCGAAAGTGACAAAATCACTGACGGGGCCACCGTTTATAATCGAACGTCCGAACTCAAGCATTCGCACCGTGTTGCATTTGGTGCGAACTTCAGGATCTCGGATCTGCATCAGTTCGAAAACTGGCGCGCGGGACTGACCATCCGGCCGTCCCTCGCTTGGGAGCTGACAACTCTCTCCTTTGTTGTGGATTACTTCTACAATATCGGGCAGTACCTCCAGCTATTGGAAGCCAGCATTTGTAATAATGGCTTTCAGTTCGTCTGGGGGTGGTGCAGCGAAACAACTTTACGGGAAGAGCAGTGTTCAGTCTCTGAGCGCTACGACGTTACAACTGGTGGCTGGAATCCGCGAAATGTTACAATCGGGGACTACCGCTACTCAAAGGAACGTCGAACAAAAGTGCGCAGTGTACTAACGTCATTGCCCTACCCAGTTGCGCCCATCCTTAAACTTCCGACAGCATCGGGTCCGCTTTTGAACATTGCGGCCCTGTTGTCACAAATCCTTTCGGAGAAAAAGTAATATGATTACCAACATGTCCAACCTCTCGCTGCTTGACGCAGCGGGAACCCCGGTCGCACACTCCTTTACCCCGGCATCTCGTGTCGCGGAAAACACTGCGCGTTGGGTGGAGAAACCGGCTTCTGGTGCCTTGCTGGGGGCGAAAGTCCTCACGCTGAGCATCAAGGAGCCCTCCGACCCCATCGCCGGTGTGTACCGCATTAAGGTCACGTTCGCCGTTCCGAAGATGGACAACTCGGTGCCAACGGCACCGAAGATCCTATCCATCGGACGCGTGAACTGTGAGTTCTTGGTACCTGCAGGTTTCACCACGCAGGAGGCCAAAGACCTCGTGAAGATGTTCGAGCAGTCACTGACGCTCGGGACCAGCACGCAAATCGGCGATAACATTGCCGACCGCTCGCTGCCTTACTGACATCTTTAACCTTTAGGAGTTATCATGGCTTTTAGGCCCGATAAGCACGTCTTCGCAGCTTTCAGCGAGATGTGCTCCTCCATTGACACGCCTAGGTCTCTCGCGGCTCACCTGATGTTGTTGCACGGTGAGCATCTCCAGCTTGCTCAGTTGGAGATTCACGCAGAGAACTATCTTGAACAGGACTACTCCCGATTCCGTGATGATTACTTGGTGACTGAATACCTTTCGAAATTTGAAGGGCTCAACACTGGTGTCGACACGGCTAAGGCTGCTCTGACAGCTTGGTTGGCTGCAGAGGACGTCTGTAAGGCTACAAACGACCGTATCCGTAGCATCTACGATGGGGCTGAACACCCCACTGAGATCCTAGACATCGTGTCTCGGGCTCAGCAAAAAATCGAAGGATGCATCGGTACGCACGTGAAGTGGTCGAAGATGTTGAGTCGGTTTAAGTGGGGCCCAGGGGCAACTTCATCCCTTAAAGGGGAAGCGGCTGGCCTGGACAAAAAACTGCTTGAAAAGCAAATCAGTGTCACGCATGAGGCTTTGCCACTCCTTAGAGCGGCAATGGCAACGGACTACGCATGGCTGCGAGCCCGGGGCCTCCTTGTTGACGGTCCGACGTCTCTACTACCGCACGAGTTTCACATCGTGTCGGGGAGTCGTGGGGTCACCGCCAAGAAGAACGCGAAGATTGACCGATTCATTGGAACCGAGGCGTCAGGGAATGTTTTCCTGCAGCTTGGTTTCGGTGGTTACATACGTCAGTGCCTCCTTCGCATTGGTATAGATCTGAACGACCAAAGAGTCAATCAAGATCTCGCCCGATGTGCTCTCGTCTATGGTCTTGCGACCGTCGACCTCAGAGCAGCCTCGGATACCATCACTCAGGCGGCAGTGTGGCTACTGCTTCCTTTCAGCTGGGCCTCTGCCTTATCCAGGTTGAGATCCACCCATATAACTCTG